GCCATCCAAAACAAAGAAGTTAATTTATAGAACCCTACGGGTCAGCCATAAACAGCTGAGTACCAAAGATCCTAAAACTAATTCTAAGTACACTAAGACGGGAAGTACTGTTAAACGAAACAAATGAATCCCTGAATTAGGGAACACTAATTTCGAGTACATGTACCTCTTTGTCCTAAGATCTATTTATGAAAACAAAGATGAAGGTATCACTAATGAGACCTACAAATTAGCCTTACAACAGTGTTCTAAGGTATATCACCATTTGATCCACCATCACGGTGTGATGGGTGGTACCAAAAAGTGAAAGAATCTGTGCCAATATGTTATTTTGTTGGTAGAGAGACGGAAACCTAAAGAGCTTGATTTTGTTGCCCTAGAGGAGTCGTACAAACTTCCCAAGAAACTAGATGCATTAGTGCCTCTAGCCTCGCACATACTAGGACGCAAAAGTGATTGAAAGAAAGTATATCAGTCACTCTTAACACTCCTCTCCTTAGCAAGACTTTCTAAGGAGTTACCGGAGTTAGACCTAGAGAGCATTATCACTCCACGTACGTGTAGTGATAAGGCTTTTAATAGATTCTTCAAGGGGTTCAAGGAGTTTTGTAAATCCTCGGCCCTACTTCACCAAAAGAAACCTGTGGACCTTTCCGAGGGAACTTTCCCAAGGATGAGATTAACCCATGGTCCAAACAGATCAGTAACTCTAGCTTCAGCTGTAAAGGAAGCTAAGTTACTTTTAAGAGACAAAGTCTTAGGTCAGTCGTTCAGTATGTTCTGTACCCATACGGGAAACAAGAACCTACTATCCTACGTGGAGGACTTATCCCGCTTAGATACAGGGGACTCCTCAGATGTTTATCTCGGTCGTCTGGCACTAGTGCCAGATGCTCTGAATAAACATAGACTCGTAGCTATGGTCGACTATTGGACAAATCTTATATTAGCGCCTGTAGAGGAGCTAGTAAGATCACTGCTGAAAGAAAGATTCCATCACACTGATTTCTTAAGAAATCATGAGGAAGGAAGTACCAAAGTTCGAGGTCATATTGGTCCATCTTGGTCCATAGACTTGGAGTCTTGAACAGACAGATTTCCAATCGAACTTCAACAAGTAATTGTTGAGAGTCTCTTGGGTAATAACCTGGGACAACATTGGAGTAATCTGATGAGACGTAGGGGTTTCTGAGTCCCCGGTCTTAAAAGATACATTTCATATGCAGTAGGGCAGCCAATGGGAGCAAAGGGATCGTTCGCGATTGCTTCGTTGACCCATCACATGTTTATACACTATGCCTACTCGTTAGTGAAAGAGTCAGGTAAAACAATAGGGCCTCTAAAGGACCTATATGTAATAGTGGGCGATGATCTGGTAATATTCGATAAGAATTTGGCAGACCAAGTCCAGCAGAAATACTCTGAAACTAGCGTTTCTATACAGAAAGCCAAA